TAATGATGGCAGAAGAAATGCGATTGATGACATATCTCGGATCAATGCCGGACATCCCTTCGTCCTGATACTCATTTTTCAACTCATAAAGGTCGGTATCATTAAAACCTTCCACATTCTCCCCGTCATACAGTTTCATTTTCTTGACTAAGTCAATGCCGCGCAATTTCGAAGGCTTGAGTCGCGTGAGAATGGAAAACATCGCGGCCGTCTTTAGTGCATGGGGAGCAATGTGGACATCAGCCATATCGCTTTGGGCGATCATCTTTTTATAAATCCGTTCTTCTTCGCTAACCTTTAAATTATATGGTATGGGCATGACGATAATCCGCGAATGAAGCGCCTCGTTTTTCTTGTTAGAAATAAATGAGCGATACTCGGCCTCGTTCGTATGCGCAATAATCATCTCAATGGATGTTATATGATTAAGTCAAAAATAATAAATAAAAAAAGCGCCCGATTTAATCAGGCGCTTTTTTGTTTTTGTTGTTTTTGCTGTTTTAATATTTCATTTTTAATCAGGAGTTTGGCAATGATTTGATTAAATTCAGTCTCGGTTATTTTATTTAAATTTTGGACTTCCGGATCATACACAACTATTCCATATTTGTTTTCAATTAAGATTTTCTCCATGATGTCATTTCCCCCTCGATATATCTCTATGTTGGAAGGGCTTGTCTTTATTTCATCTATGTAGAATTCCTGTTAAAACTATGTAAGCCCCTTAAGGTGTAATCATTATATAAAGGAAAAGTCGAAATCCAAGGGGACTTATGCAGAAAAAATTAATTTTTTTAAAAAAAATTTTCGAGGTTGATAATCGGAGTAATTGTTTCTTATAATTGAAATAAATGGAAAGCATCGTCAAGTTTCGACATTATTAGATTAATGAAATCCGGTTTCATTCGAAATCGGGTCTTTTTTCTTCCTTTTTTTGGTTCATATTCATTTTTGATTCAAAAAAATCGAATAAAAGGAATTATAGCTGTTTATTAGTAAATATTTATTAATGTGTAAGCATTTTTGTTAATTCCCGGAGGGGGGGTGTTTTTAGGAGTTGAAATTTTGTTTTTCCCCCCCTCCGGTGAATTTTAAATATAGATTCAATTTTTATAAAAAGTTGCTGTGAGTCCTATCGAATATCCGTTGTCCCTTTGTATAATAGAAGCATAAAAAATACACAGTTTTTTTATATAATCTCGCAAACCATCATGACCCTTACTGAATGTCTTTCCCCTGTTCACTCCTTGAAGACAGATGGCCGTGTGACCATCTGTTTTTCTTTCCGTTATTTAACATCGGATTTCCGGATTTCTGTATTATTATAACCCGGATTTCCGTATTTCTGGAAAAATATTACATTTTTTAACAAATTTTTGATTTTTGATGTATAACATTAATAGAGGAGGCGATCGGCATGGCGGAAAACATGCTTGTTAAAAAATTATCGGAGGTTATGAAATCCGTGAAATACATTCAAAAGAAGGGTTTCAATAACTTCCACAAATATTCGTTTGTTACTGAATCTGACGTGGTTGAAAAAATTCGGGAGGAGTTGGCAAGGCGTAACGTCATGCTGATTCCTTCGGTAAAAAAACGAGACATTCGAGAACACACAAACCAAAAAGGAAATATCGAATACATTACTACTTTAGAAGTCGAATTTACCTTCATTGATGGAGACAGCGGAGAAACCATCTCATTTACGAGCGTTGGCGAAGGCCAAGACCCTGGAGACAAGGGGCCATACAAAGCCATGACAGGCGCTCAAAAATACGCATTGATGAAAACTTTTATGCTTCCAACCGGTGATGACCCGGAAAGCGACGAAAACGTCGATAAAAGTAACGGTGACCCGCAAGAAGTTCCCGTAGCATCCGAGAAACAATTAAGGTATCTGAAACGGCTGCTCGATGAAGAAAAAAACAGAACCCAAAAAACACCAATGGAAATTGTAAACGATTTAAAGGAACGCTTTAAATTTGACGATTTAAGAACAATCAATACAAAACAAGCTTCGGACGTTATTGAATATTTAAAAGGTGGTAAAGCATCGTGAATAAGCTTGAAAAATGGGAACGTTTCTTTGATTTGAAAAAACGGTTAAAAACAAAACAGGAAGTCAGAAAAGAACTTCGCTTTAATAAGGAATTATTTGATTTAATTCGCTCGGATATGCGGTTGCTTGAAGATTACGGATACAGAATCACCTTCACGGAATTGGCTTTAATTGGTCTTATGGACCTCCTTTCGATTGACCAAAATGAAAATGGATTCTATCACCGCCGGGATAAATCAAACCTTTCCACGTTTCTCGAAAACAAAAAAAAGAAAAAGAGGGCTTAGGCCCTCTCTTTTTTATACCCTATTTATTGTTGTTAAACCCTTAAAGAATTATCACATTTACATTTTTATCGGTTGCGCCGTTATTTTTAATGATAAGATCGGAACCAACCTTTTTTATTTGAATTTCTGGGTCATTTACTAAATAACTACTGTCCCCCAAATCGGTCTCTACCTGAACAATAGCATTTTGTGGAATATTATTGATGGTTATTTCTTGGCCGGCTGGGATGGTTTGAGATGATGAATTTTTGTTTATTATGGAGTTTTCTAATGCAATTAACTTATTTTCAATCTCTTCCGGAGTTTCCGTTAACCTCTCCCACAATTGTTCCACAACGTTGAGTTCCCATATTTGGGGTTGATAGTTAAGGCGGTTAACAGAAGTTATGTCGAGTTTGTAATATTGGTAAGGTCTCGGGTTTTCAATATCCCAATTTCGGGCCTCTCCTGTTGTCCAATCCGTGATACTTTGAGAATCTAAAATATCCCAGTTCACACCATCATTGGAACCTTGGAATGTAAAATCTTTTGGAGCGTAATCGGTTAGATTAATTTTAAACCCATATTGTCTTATAGTCCTTTGTTTTCCAAAATCTATTTGTAGCCATCCTGTGTTATTCACGTTTGGAGTCCAATAAGTCGTGTTATTATCGTCAAATGCGTTAAAGGCAAAGTAGCGCGAGGAGTTTTGATAAACAGAAGAAGCCGAAACCGTAATGCCGTCTTTTGTATTCCCGTCCATTTGTGGTATCGGATCGCCGTTTCCTATTCCAATCGAACGATAGAAGGAGGCATCTTCTTTGTTAAATACAATTTGGTTTAATTGTTCTGGGGCTGGGAAACTGTTTATATTCTCGTATTGGGGTATTCCGGTTTCTTTTGTCTCTAAAACATCAAGACGGTTGTTTTGTCTTTCATCGTTTTCTTTTAATACTTTTAAATCAATGTGTACTCCTGAGTCCTCATAAAACTCAAGTTCGGAAACAGCCCACCAACCATTAGAGTTGGAATTTGCAACAATTTTAAAACCATTACCGGTTAATGGTTCAGCGAGGTTAAAAGTAGTATCTAAATTTGAAGTATTGTAGGTCTCTGGTCGATCTTCCCAAGTTGTCCCACCATCATTTGTGACGCTCACTTTAACACTGGTAACGCTAGTAGTGGCGGATACTTGAAGTAAACGTATTTTGGTTATGGTGTGTTCTTCATTAAAAATCATGCCTAGATATGAAGAACCGGCAACAGCTTTATTGTTCGCTGAAAAAAATGTCGATGGGTTTTTGTCAAAAGCGTTAGCCCGGACATTACTTCCATAATCAGGAGAACTGATAGGGGTCCCGTCCATGGCTACAAGTGTAATTTTACTGGAATCAATTAAACCTCTATTGATATTGTCAATAGTTTCATTAAAACCACTTAAGGTGGATTGAATCTCATTGTCATCATAAACCTTGATTTCTTCTCCGTCTACTATAATATTTCCGTTGATATTTGAGGGTTCGACTTTGTTTGAGGTAGGAATGTATTCCGGAACAGATTTGAGTAAATTCAAAAATCCAATCATCATCCAGTTAGTAGACGTGTCGTTACTCCCTACAAATTCAATTTTTACCTTATTTGTTTTTTGTGGGGGGAAAGCAAAACTCCGAATTTCAGAAGCTTTCCATCCTGTTTGATTGGTGACAGTTAAGACTTTTTCCCAAACCCCATTATTATCCACATAAAAATTAAAATCTTTAACAGTATAATCATAATATCCCGTTGAATCGGCTTGGACATCAATTTGATCTATTTCAACTAATGATGGAAGGGTTAAAGTCACAGTGGCGCCGGTTGTTTGTGTTCCATATTTATACGTTTGGTTGATTGCATCATTGAATAAATTGTATGGTGGGTAATTGGTCGGCGGGCCGCTTTCTTCTACCAAATATCCATCCTGAGAATTAGAAGTGAGATTTGGAATTAATCTAACTTTAGGGGATTCACCTGCATCATATTGGCGGATATAAATTAGATTATCCTTCAGATTTATACCCGCTTCACCTTTTTTTGTTAAGGTGAAATCATTTAAAGTTTGGAACGAAGGAAGCCCGCCGCCTATTGGTTTTTGTTCTAAAATATTGATGCGGTTTTCATGGTCTTCTAACTCACTTTTAATCTCAGTATCATCATAAGTTGCAGTTGCTAATTCATCTTTGGTTGCTAGGTTTGAAACATCGGGAATTTCCGTTTTGTCAGCCTTTTGTCCTAGTTCCTGAATAATAGAAGAGTCATCATAAACCTTGATTTCTTCTCCGTCTACTAGAATATTTCCGTTTGTTTGAGATTTTTCAACAACCGAACCTGAACCTGCCCCACTAATAGGAGAACCGTTAAAAATTAAATCTCCGTTTTCATCTTCACCTATTTTATCTAACGTCTCTTTGTTACCAAATACAGGAATATCGGTCACATTGGCCTTTTGTCCTAGCTCTTGAATAATAGAGGAATCATCATAAACCTTGATTTCTTGACCATCGACCACAATATTGCCATTTGTTGTCGAATCAGAAACCGTTGACCCCCCATTATTTAAGACTTCTTGCCCGTCGATGGTTAGTTTGTTGTTTGAATTTATCCCCAAACGGTCGAGCGTTGCTTTGTTACTATGGGAATGTAATTCACTTTTTAGAGCATAATCGCCTTTAGGCTGAAAACGTGCCTCCAAATCAGAATAAGTATGGCCGGTTTCTTTCCAGGAATTAGTTGGGGAATCCCAAATATAAATTAAATCCGTTTCTAAATCGGCTACTACTTCCCCGTCTTGGCCATTATATCCTAATCGTTCGGCGGAAGTATTAAATTTCTTAATTCCTGATCCGGTTAGTTCAATTTCAGAAATTTTCGTGTCTACATATCGTTTAAATCGGTCTGTAAAAATTGGCATGAAAGGTATTCCCCCTAGGCAAAAAATAAAAATGCAAAAAAGGGCCAATTTCGGCCCAAATTTGCGATTTTAATGAAATTTAATAATTATTATTGATTATTCATAACAATTTAAGGAGCTTTTCTCGGGTATGCGGACCATAAATCCCATCAACTTCATGAGGCAGGTAAACCGACTGGAAGCGCTTGACAGCATCCTCCGTTTTGGGGCCGAAAATGCCATCACAACCATGATTTTTTGCATTTTTATCGGGATAAAAATGAACCGAGCATAACGCCTCTTGAAGAGTTTTGACATTTTCTCCTCTATCCCCTTTTTTAAGAATCACATTAGGAAGTTTAATTTTTTTGGAAGGTGGTTTTTTAGAAGGTTGGGCTTGAGGTTTTGAAGAGGGGGAGTCGTATTCATATAGGTGGTTATCCTCAATGATTTTTATCAATTTTTTGGAGTAATTTGGGTCTGTTGCGTATCCACATTTTTGAACCTGTACGCAAGCTTCTTTGTAATCTTTAGCCGTTATAACCGGTTTGTAATGATTTCTGTCCCAAGAAACACCACTAACAAATAATAGGGCATGGTCGTTAAATGATTCCTGATAAGAGGGATATTTTTTAAATTTCGCATTGACTTTTGTAGGTTTCCCGTGGACATATTCCGTCGTCGGCATGGTGATTGATTGGCCTTTATAACTTCCTTTAATTCCAAATAGGTTCTTGCCTTTTTGGGCTAGTCCACTTTTACCCCAATTTGATTCTAAAACGGCCTGAGCAATCGAAAGGCTCGCCAACACGCCATATTTTTTCATCGTTGCCACAGCAAATGGTGCCACTTCTTTTATAAAACTATTGATAAGTCATTACTCCTTTTCCTTTTTTTCAATGGATTCTTTTAAATCATCAATTTTGCCCGATAATGTGTCATATTTTTCAGTCATATTGTCAATAAGCTCATACAATCTTTCTTCACGTTCTTTGGATTCTTGAATAAGGCGTTCCTCGCGTTCTTTGTTATTTTTGATGGTAAAGAAGAAAAGATAAATGAATAAAGAAGGGATAATTCCATATTCTGTTATGAGTTGCACAATATCCATTTCCAAACGGCCTCAGCCCTTTTACTTTTGATTATTTTGATTAATTACTTGTATTGAGTTTTTAGCCCCGGAATAAAGCCCAAGGCTGGACAGACACAAAACCACACCAGATAAAATACCCGTTTTTAGGTCCCCCGGGGAGACATAAAAAATTCCTATTAAAATCCCCAAAATGAGGGAAATAATAGGACTTAGTTTTTTCGGAAGACCCGTTAAATTTAATAATTGAATGACGCCAACAAGGGCGGGAATTAAAGCAATGTCTTGTAAATTAAAATTCATATACATCCTCCTAATTTTAATGTGTAACGTAAATCAATTCACCTTCAAAGAAAGTGGATTCTTGATATAAATCCCCATCAAAATATGTTCCATCATCACTAATAATGGAGTAATAAATTTCAAGTTGCTGATATCTAGACGCACGAGCTAGACACGTGCCGCTTAAGAGGAAATTGTTTGTATTCCCAGAGGTTGTGGTTTCCGCTAGAACGCGATAAAGCGAGGCGCCTTTCCAGAGGGATATTTTGCAATGATATCCGGGGGGGATATTATTAAAACGAACCGAACAATTAATCCGATAAACCCCGTCATATGGGACGCGATATTTCTTTTCTTCATCAATCCATCCAAGAGTTCTTGAGTCTACATTATCATGATAAAAAGCAGTTTGATCCGATTGGTCAAATTGAACTTTATCGAAATTTAGTTTGTTCCAGTCCCTATCGGGTTTTAAAGTCACGTTTGCATAAACTCCGACACTCCATGCGACTTTTGGCCGAATAGCTTGAATGGCTTTCCCAACACTATAATCGATAATTAATTCTTCTGTTTCAATGGAGTTTTTAGTAATTGATGAACCTCCACCATTTCCCAACTCCGCTAACAGCCAACTTTCAAAAAGTCCCGCATTTCCTCCAATAATGTTCCCATTGGAATCACGGTCTATGGTATAGGTTGATGATTTTTCATATTTTATCCCCGAAACATAGACAACCTTATCTGGTCTAGTTTCTGAAAAAGTAATTGTTCCGGTGAATCCGCTGTATCCTATCATTTCAGGTGGGATTTGCAATCCATTTTCATCATTTACAATGGCATTTTCAAAAGTACCATAAAAATTATCAATTTGACTATTTGTATAATGTTTAAAATCAACTGTCGTGAATGGGGTATTATTGGTCATTTCAATAGAACTTATTTTAACTTTTGTAGTTCTCCCGTTAGAATCTTTTGTTAATGTAACGGTGGATCCATCATCAAAAGTTATTTTATTATTTGAATAATCAATCGTAAAATGACCGAGGTTCAAGCCTTTTAATTTATCAATAATCCCGTTAAAATTATCTTCATCTAATACCTGGCCATTAAATAAACGTTTAAAAGTCATTCAATTCCTCCTAAACGATAGAAATTTGCCATTCGATTTCAACTTGTTTCATATCGTTTTTGTCTTCATCGATTAACGCACGATTAAATAAAACTCCTGGATATTGGGCATTCCCCCCAAATTCCAACCCAATTTCCTTCCATTGGAAATTTGCTTCGGTGTTTTCGACGAAACAAATAATCGATAGAACCCCATTTATCACATATCTATCGGTTATTTGTTTTCTAAATTTTTGGTTGGCCAACTTCGTGTCACTTCCGGTCGGTTCGGTCGTCCCATCACCAATAACAAAATAGGAATACGTTTCATTTCCGTTGTCGAGACCAGCTAAAATATTGAATAATTTTTCTTTACCTGCATCCAAGAATAAATTGTCGTATTCGCTAACGAGTTTCCCATTTTCACGGATTAAAATATGTCCTCTCACATGAAGGGCGTCACGCTCTCGCATAAATTGGATCACCTATCTTATTTCTTCCGATAATGAAGAAATTGGATTGCTCCTTAAATGTTATATTTTCTTGGAAAGTTAATTTATCCTCTAATAATTTGTACCTTTGAACCAAATCATCCCCGCTGCCTTGGTCTTCCAAATCCTTTAGTCTTTTCAATATATCTTTTATTTGTGTGGTCACTTTAACCTTCTGTTCGAATTTAAGGTTTATTTCTTTCCAAGAAGGGGAAATTTTAATTTGTTTTTCGGTAAGTTCCAATACGTTATCGATTCCGAGTTCGGGGATTTTAATTGTTGTCATTCCTAAATCCCAATCATCATTAAATACGGTCAATTCCCCGTGAATCATAGGTTCTGAATACTTTGCGACATAATTAATAGCCAAATCATTCAAACTTGCGACAGTTTGTTCTCCAAAGTCCACGACAGCATCTTTTTGACCGTGCATGGAAATAGATTTTTGGTCCCTTACAATTTTGGTTATGGGATAGTTATAACGGTAAATTAACGTGATTTCATCTGTATCAAGCGGAGCTTCGCGAAATTTAATAACTTGTGAACTGTAGTCTAATAAAGCATCGTACGTTGAATCCTCGAAACTTTGCAAACCGGCCGTTCCCATGGAAATCGGCTCGCCGTTTTTATAGATTTCAACTTTACCGGAAGATGATTTAAGGGGTTTATAGTTTAGACTAAAATCTGTGTTTTTCCCGTCTCCGAAAATCGTTTGCGTGTAGTCTTCTGAAATGTCTGTTCCCCTGGCTATCAGATTATTAACCATCTGGCTTTTGTCTTTTGAAAAATTGGCAGTTCCCCTTTTATACATTCCCGAAGTGATAATTTTTTCGTTGGTTTTTTCTTCCCGTTTATAGAAACTAAACACATTATTTTCATCAACGGAGAAAGTAAATAGCAAAGGATTAGCCAGATCCTCCAAACAATCATATAAATATTTGTTTTTAAACATGATAGTCATTTGGTAATCGACTTCTTGAATGTATCCGGGAATCAAAAATGGGGCTTCTTTAATTAAATCAAGGACGATTTCGTGGATATATCGATTTTCCCAAGCATTGTTAATGAGAATGTCCTGAAGCTTTGAGGCTTCGGCTAAAGCTGATATTTGAAAGGTTCTTAGACGTCCTGAAAGAGATTTTGGGGCTTCTTGAATTATTCCTTTGAAATCTAATTTATAATCTTTTTCATCCCGTCTTTTGGTTGAAACTTTAAGTTCCGAACCGATTTGAATTTTATCTATTAAATCACTGTCCAAGCGTTCTACAGTCAAATCACATTTTTTGATTTTTGAGTCTTGGGACAGTGTAATTGAGACATCTGTAAACGTATTTAATAAAATAGAAGACCCCTTAGGGGGCAATAATTCAATTTTGGTTTGATTTAAAAATGTCATTATCTAAAACTACCCCCTAAGGCTGAATAAATGTCTTCTTGTTGTTTAATCGAAACCTTATCGACTAAAGCGGCCATGTCTCCATGTAAATGGACTTCAATTTTTTGGGACCCGCTTGTTGAATTATTATTCATTCTCCTAGCTTTATTCATCATGGAGTTAATCACTTTTGAAAGCTCAGATGAAACAATTTCCCGCATGAGCCTTTCAGGGGAAACTATTTCTGGGTTACCTACGCCAGCGTCCCCAATCATGGCGAGTGTCGGATTTTCCACTACACCACCGGTTGCAAGCGACGGAATTCTAGGTAGATGAATTTCACCAATTTTGGGAAGCCCAAAACTTTTGCCACCGATTCCAGGAACCCAATCGGGGACTTTAAATTTAGGAATTTTGTTGATGGCACTTGCTAAACCGTTGATTATCTTTTCTATTCCGGATAAAATCCCGTTAATAAATCCAATGATGGGATTAACAATGACCCGGATACCCTTTTTAATTCCATCCCAAATTCCTATAAATCCATCAGCGAATTTTTTAAGGCCGTTCTTTAATCCGTCCCACAAGGTATTCGCGCCTTTTTTAATGCCATCCCAAATGCCTTTTATAAAACTCCCGATTTTCCCAAATACAGATTTCAAGGAATCCCAAAGAACCGCGAGTTTTGCTTTAATCGTATCCCAGTTTTTATATAAAGCGACTCCAGCTGCGACCACAACCCCTATGAGAATCGCAATAAGTCCAAGCGGGTTGGCGTTTAACGCTGTGTTCAGGAGCCATTGTAGGGCGGTTTGCGTTTTTGTAACTGTCGCCCAAGCCTTATAAAATCCAACTAGTTTATTAATAATGAATTGGACGGACAATGCCGCTGTTATTCCAGCAAGAATCGGCAACAATTTATCAAAATGGTCCATAACAAATTTAATGGCACCCGTTAATAAATCAAAAGCGAATTTGACAACATTTATTGCGTTCGTTAGGACGACTTCGATCGTGTCTTTATTATCGGAAATGAAATTAATGAGTGAACCTAAAAGGGGCAAAACATCATCGACAATTACGTCACCGAGAGCCTTCATAGCTTTATAAATAACGTCGAACGCAAGTTTCGCTACATCTTTGATTTGGGGCATGTTTTCTTGGAACCATTTCAAGAGGTCTTGAATCATGGGAATTAAAACATTTTGGATGGTTTTACTTGTGTTGGACATGGAGCCTGTCATGATATCAAAAACGCCCTTGAACACATCTTTTATTTGTGGGAGGTTTTCTTGAATGAAGGAAATGAGTTGTCCAAAGATAGGAAAAATATTATTTTGAATATATCCCGAAACGGTTTTGGCTGCGGATTTGAACCCATCAAAAACACTTCCCAAAATATCTTTAATTTGGGGCATGTGTTCTTGTATATATTTGACAAAATTAGCTAATTCCGGTATGACATATTTTCCGACAAAACTTGCCGCATTTTGAATAATGGTTCCCAACACACCGAAAACGCCCTCAAAAATTGTTTTTATTTCCGGTGTATGGGTTTTGATGTAGTCATAAAAAGACGATATAATAGGAGTAATTTTGTCTTTAAGATTTCCTGCAAAATTGGCAACCGCCGGGATGGCCGAATCCTGAATGAATTTGGCAAATCTGTTGATGGCCCCTGAATCGTTTAAGTGGGAAACAAATTTGTCAATGTGTTCGGCCACTTTCTTTAAAGCCGGCGTAAAGGCTTCTCCAAGTGTAATTTCGGCGGTTTCAATTGACCCTTTCATTTGTTCAATGGCACCTTTGAGGTTGTCCATTTTGGTTTTTGCCACATCGGCCGCACTGACTTTTGTCATCGATTTCGCCATTTTTTCGATGCCTTTGGAGCCTTCTTTATATAAGATGTTCGCTGCCCGAACAGCGTCGGTCCCAAACATAGTTTGGAGTGTGGCGATCCGTTGTTGTTCAGACATTCCTTTTAATTTGTCTTGTAAAATGCCCGCAATTTCGGCCATGGATTTAATATGCCCTTGTGCATCAAAAAAAGCATTTGCCCCGTCTTTAGTAATAATCCCTAATTTTTTAAATAACGTGGTCTGGGCTTTGGTTTGTGGTTGGAGGGCTAATAACATAGTTTTCAGTGAGGTGCCAGCATCGCTTCCCTTTAGACCGTTCTGAGCCATAACGGCCAGAGATGTTGCGGTGTCTTTGAAACTTAAACCAACACCGGAGGCGACCGCGGACGCTTGGGCAAGGCCTAATTGCAGCCCCCGAACATCGGTGGCGGAGGCATTCGCCGCTCCTGCTAGAATATCCGCAGCCTTAGATACGGTTAAACCGTCTTTCTTAAAGGCATTCAAAGCGTTCGAGGCAATATCAGCTGCTTCTCCTAAGTCGAGTTCCCCAGCGGTGGCTAGGTTTAAGGCCCCCTCTAAACCGCCGTTCATTATATCATCTAAAGAAACCCCGGCTTTAATCAACTGCTCAATGCCTTGGGCCGACTCAGATGCGGAATATTTCGTCGCTGCACCCATTTTAATGGATAAATCTTTGAGTTTTTTCATTTCATCGGTTGTCGCACCCGAGACTGCTTGAATATTGGATAATTCTTCCTCAAAATCCGCGGCTTTTTTGGTTGCAAGGCCAATTCCTGCTGTACCTATTCCTGCAATAACGGTTGTAAATTTGGCTATTTTGGCGGTTGCATCGGCCGCTTTGGTTCCTAAATTAGAAATGCCACTCGCTGCCCCTGAAAGGCCTTTTTTCATTAAACTAACAGAACCAGAAATATTAGAAAAACCTTTTCCCAACAAAGAAAAGGATTTCGTTGCTGCTTTTGCGCCGCTTCCTATTTTTTCAAACGTTTTGTTTAAACCGGAGAATTTTTTATCTGCGTCTTCACTTGTTTTTTTAAACTGTTCGCCTAATTTCATTAATTGTTTATTGATTTGTGAAATGTCGGCTTTTATCTCAACAAGAACTTCTTGATCGGCTGCCATTTATTCCCTCCCCCCCCCTTAAAAAAATTCTTCATCGGATTGGCCATCATTCTTAAATTTCTCGTGTTCATCAATAAGAGAATTAAGCTGGACAATGGTTGAGTCTAAGAAGTCTTCGTTACTTAGACCAAATTGAACAATCGCAATGTATCGTAAAAAATCCCAGTCAAAATCTCCTGAGATTTCAGCTTGTCCTACTTTTTTTTAGCTTCGTTCAGGAAAGCTTGCATTTCAGGCGGGAGAGCGTCTCTTTCTTCTTCTGAAAGGCTTTTTAGGGTTTGAGTTAGGAGAAATTCGGAAGCTTGTTTGACGAGGATTAAGAAGTCACCGAAATCAAGGTCTTCAATTTGTTCTTGTAATTCTTCTGGGGAAATATCTTTATGATATTTTTCAAGGCCGGTTTTAATAATAAAGACCAAGGAATCCATATCCTGTTTTGCAAATTCGTTAAAAATGTCTTGAATGGTTCCGAATTTTTGTTTCAGCTTCAGCATTGCACGAACATTGAAAGCAATTTTATATATTTTGTCGTTAATTTTAACTTCTCGATAGCCCAAAACTTGTTCAGGTGTCATGGAAACACTCCTATTTATGGAATTTAATTAAAAAAATATATAAAAATATTAAATTACATGGATTTTTTGGCCCCCATTTTTGTATAATGTCTATACGAAATCATAGAGGGGGCAAACTCATGTTTTATTATTTGAGAAAATCGCTGCTAACCCCCGAATTTCGTGGTTGGCGGCTTGAAAGAGAAGAAGGCCAATATTACTTATCCAAATTTGATGAGCAGTTTAATGACGATGAATATCGTTTTTACATAAAAATCAACGGTTCACATATTGAAATCACAGGCTCGGAAAAAATTAAAAATTACAAGAAATCGATTAAAGTCCGAAAAAATAACCCGTATTTCAAAAAAGCTTATGAGGTTATCGCGTTTCTATCGAACTACATAGAACATTCGTTAAAACAAACCTCATAATTAAAGAAATGAAATGTATCAAAAAAGGCCCGAAAGGGCCCTTTTTATCATTCCAAATCATTAAGTGAAGCCGGTGTTGCTGTATCTTCTGCAATCAATGTACGGATTTTTCCATCGCTTTCGCGGCGGATGGCTGTTGCTTTGACCGATGCGAGGCAATATTCTTTACCTTGGAAAGAAACCTCAACAGGCTCCGCTGTCACGTTAAAGCAAGCCACTTTGAGATTTGTTTTACCAACAACTTTACCAATCAAACCAAACGGTTTTGGAAGTGAATCGCTTTTCGTTGTATAACGTTGGCCAATGACCGTTGTCCCGTCTTCGTCATAAATTTCTTCGACCGTTCCGTCTTCCAAGGTTTTAAGTTGATCGAACGTTAACACACCGTTTGTAAATTCAATTTCATAACCCAAAAGCTGACTTTGTGTATCCATTATTCCGTCGTCACCTTCGAGTTGGTAAGTTTCAACAGTCGGGGTCATTTTAAGTTCTTGGACCCCTTCGCATCGAATAAGTTCACCGTATTCTGTTCCGGTTTCATCATCTTTAATAATCGGTGCAATCCAGAGTTCTCGAAGACCGAAAGGCTTTAGTTTTTTAACCGTCATATATCGTTATCCCCCTAGTCAAATTCATAAAATTGGAATTCAAAATGAAACCGCACCACATCATCGGAAATAATGGGAGGCGCGGGTATCCGTTCGGCAAATTCAATAGCCTTTAAGGTATTTTCTACTTGTTTGGCTAAGTCAAAATCATAAGTCTCACAATACAAATCAATTGAAAAGCTCATCGTTTCTCCAGAATAGGTGTCATCACCTTCTGAACCAGATCCAGCAATAATCGGTTGATAGATAATCACAGGGAGTTCATTGAAATCCGGAGGGGCATTAAACAGAAAAACCGGGGCTATTGGAGTCAATGAATTTTCAATCGTTTCATAAATCATTTAAATGACTCCTTCAAAGCTTTTACGATTTGGTCTTTAATGAAAGCTTTATTTTTTTGAAGAGAGGGCCGTAAAAAGGGTTGGGCACGCATTTTTCGGGTCCCATATTCAACAAATTTTGCATATTCAACTTGACTACCAACTTGAAATGCAACATTTTCTCCGTGCCCATTTTGTCTTGTCGCAATGGAAGCCCGGAGCTGTCCTGTATCGACCGGCGAGAGGCGCTTTGCATCGTTTTCAACAGCCTTGGCCGCGACAAATAAATTTTTTTCAATTGCGGATTCTAATTTAATCGAATCGTTGGTAAACCCTTCGGCGAGTTCGCGTCCCCGGTTTGCAAAATCAATATCAACAAATTTTTTCCCCATTACACCACCTCTAATAAAGCTTTTTTGTGATTCGGGAAAGGTAAAACCAAACGCACATAATAAACAATGTCATTTGCTCTTAAATAACTGTTTTCTTTAATGTCATCCATCGTGTAAATTTCATAGGTTTTCATCGGGTCATAACCATAAGTATGAGAAGTTTGAGGACTTGTCGGAAGGGGAAAACTCGAATAAAGTTCACCGATTGGGATAAAGGAATTTTGATAATTCCCGGGGCTTATTTTCTGACTTTCTTTTTTTACAACTTCAAATTTATAAACAGACATCATACATAAGAAATCCTTTTAGTGAATTGATTAAGAATAACCCGGATTTCGAACGGTAAACCATCCATGTAATTTACGGTATATCCCCCCACCGATTCCCCTGTCTTACCACCTCTATTAGCATGCTTGGTGCATGGGCTAAGGCGTTCAAGGGTTAAATATAAGAGACAATCGTCAAGAGCCCGCTTTTCAATATCCACGAACAATTTTGGATTCCGCGTATATTCCTGAATCCAAGACACCATATCATCAATGGTTGACTTAATTTGGTCATCTTTGGAGGTATCCTCTTTTGGAATATTGAGTTCTTGTTTCACTCGATCAACAGTAATCATTTCATCCCTCCTAAAATGCCAAAATAACCGCTTTTGCCCCTTGTTGGGGGTTTGCTCCATTGGTTATGAATAGTCGATGGACGGCCCATTCTCCGGTAAAGCCTTCAATATTTTCCGATGTAAATAACTCATCTTCAAAAGGGTCATTCACCCGAAAGGAAAAGTCCGCATCTTTATAAACGATTTGAAAAGAGTTATAAACCTTTCCAAAATCAATAACTTCATTATTTCGGGCTTTCGTTAAATCAATTTCAATCCGTTTATACAACGCCATTATTTATCACCCTTCGGCTGATGAAGTGCACAAAATTCGCTGCCTTCTAAGGCCAGGCGTTTACATTGCTCGCCGTTTTGTGTCAAACCCTTACACCTTGGGGTTTCATCATCTTGTCCTTCGTCATTTTCTTTTTTTGGGGTGTTTTCTTTTTTCTTTTTTTGAGCGGCTAAAAATTTTTCGTTTCGTTCTTTTCTTTCTTTAATCAGTTTTAAAACATCAGAAATTCTCATATTTCACCTCATAAAGAATAAGAGAGGGAAACTCCCTCTCTTAAAATTAAGCTTCAAAGCGAATGGCTTTTCTCCATGGTTGTTGGTCCAAAACAGCTACACCCGCAAAAGAATCCGCATAAATTTCCGTTGCTTTTTTCTCCGGCACGCGTTTCCGTTCGACATTCATATCCTTACCAATAACAGATAAAATGGAGTTTTTCGGGATTAAAAGGTTATGGTAAATATTGTTTTCAGCATCGAACGGAATTTTATCAAAAATAACCACCGGAATAAGCCCAGCCAGGCGGCCGACTTCTTGGAAACCAGCCTGACTTTGTGGATAAGAATTTGGATCCGGATTCGGAGTCATATAACTCGCAGCACGTTCAAATTCACTGTCGGCGCGCAATTGTTTCAATACGCGCGGGTGAATGGCTAAAGCCGCAATACCGCCTTTATAAGTTCTTTCACCGTATTGGTCTTCCGCAGCATCTAAAATACCCGATACGGTTAAAGTCCCCATTTGGTTAACTAAAGCTTTTGCATCCAAAGCATTTAACGCAATGTCGTCCATACCATTGGCAAAAGCCATTTGAATGTGCCGAACGGCTTCAGCTTCAAGACTTCCGCCAGAAACATTATATTTGATATCTTGGTCGTAAAACCGTTTACCGGTTGCCAGTTGTTCGATTGTTACTTGGAAACTCGATTGGCTTAACTCGTCAACTTCAATAGAATCCCCACGGTTTAGAGCTTGCAAAGTGACGTTCGATAAATCGAATTGTGTAAAGGTAATCGTGTCACCAGCTCCTGCACCTTTCAGGTCAAAATTTTCTTCGACAACACCAGCTAAATTTGAAAACACCAACGAATTTTTAAGTTCTGCTTGTACCGCGTCTTTAATCACTTGGTTTTTAATTAATTCATCTGCCATTTATCTTTTTCCCCCATTTTTTTCACATAAAATTTTTCACATACAAAAAACGTTCGAAATAACGAACGTATTACACAGTTGCAAGGCGCTTATAAGTTTCGTAGTCACTTTCAGCAAGTGCAATTTTTTCGTCAATACTCATTTTTTGAAAATCTTCTTTGGTTAATGTTTTAGAATCTTTTTTTCCGGTTTCGACATCCCGACCTTGTTCACGGAATTTTGCTTTTACTTTTTCCTGTACAAACCCGTCAATAATCTCCATTAAGGTTTTCAGGTTCTCTTTTTTCTTTTCAATGTCAGAACCCGGAACAAAATCATTTAATTCAATCGGTAATTTTTCATTAGCAAGGTGTTTGGTAAATTCAAAATCAAGTTTTTGCTTTTCAAATGCGCGCTTTTCTTCTTCGTATTTTTGTTTTTCCAATTGGAATTTTTCTTCATCGGTTAACTTTTCGTTTTTGAGTTCATCGTATTTCGATTGAATATCCTTTAATTTTTGGGAGTATTCACTTCGGACTTTGTCTGCCGCCGACTGTTGCGCTTTCTCTAAGACTTTTTTGAATTCCTCGCTTTCCAAAAGCTTGGATATATCAAAATCACCATTTTCTCCCTTTTTGTCTTTTTTATCGTCTTGATTATCCAACCCCAGTTCTTTTACCTTTTTATCGAACTGTTCTTGATTAATCTCGCCGTTTTTTAACATTTGTTTTAATTGTTCTAAAGTCATAATCTATCTCCTTTTACGAGTTGCTTCATATTTTGCCCTCTAATAGTTTTTTAGAGTTCAGAATATAAAACCCCTCAAGTTTAATTAAAACACGAAATAGGCCCCGTCCTGGGCCTTACAGAGGCATATTTGTTTTTAGGTTTTTTTGAAATCAATAATTTATAAATCCTTCTATCCTTCATACGGACAAGTTATGAGGAAATTAGCCCCTGTTTAATTTGCCATTCTCGGTAATTTTTTGCCGTTGTTAAATAGGTTTTCCGGGTTCTGGGGTCACGGGCCGCCCGATAAGAAATAGGCTCAACACCATAGGATTCTAAATCGGGTAAAACGACACAACGACAATAGGGATGACTCGGATACTTCGGGAGTTTGTCCAATTCATAATATTTCCCGTCAAATTCCCTACAAATATGGCAAGTCCTTTCATCAAGAGTCGCCAACCATTGATATTTTCCACTATAATGCCCTTTTTCATTGAACGCTAATAGGGCAGAATCAATTCTTTTACGTTGTTGCTCAGTTTGGTAAATGCGTTGGGTGTTTTTTATTCCGGTTTCAAGTTTTTTCTTTGTAATCTGTGTGGCATCTGTTAAAGTGAGGCCGGTGGATGAGGAAGTAAAGATAGATAAATAAAGGTTATTAGCTAATTGCCCTTTATGCTTTGATAAGGTATCCGAAAAATGCTCACCATACCAAATGGAATTCATTATTTTATTTCGTTCACCGGAGGTTAAGGGCTTAACCTGATTGGTTTTTATCATTCCAAGAGAAAACAAAAGGAATAAAGAATAGTTGTGTTCATCTTCAACAATGCTATTAAGTTGATGATTTAATAATTTTAACTCCTCTTTCCCTTGTTCCTTAATAATGTCTTGAATATCCTTTTTAATCGTCAAATAACGTTTATATTTGAGGAGTTCTTCTTGTTTTAATTTCCCGTCTTTATCCCCGTATTTCTCAAACAAAATAGCTAGATAGGTCCTAAGTTTTCCGTGTGATGATTGATAAAGTTTTGTAAGACTTGTTAGAAAGGCTTTTTCCTGT